CTATGAAAGACGAAAAAGGTCGCCCTACTCGTAAGGCAGCTAGTTTGAAAAGGTGGAATTGCTCATGAAAGACCCATTCTTTAACATGGACGAAGCAAGCAAACATATTATTGATTTTGCTTCTGTTATAACGGTACTAGGAACCCTTGCAGATATGTTGCCCGCTATTGCCGCTATTTTTACCATAGTCTGGACGGCTATCCGCATTTACGAAACTAAAACTGTTCAACGTTGGTTAGGTAAAAAAGATGCCGTCAACAAGTAAAAAACAGCACAACTTCATGGCAGCTGCAGCACACAACCCTGCGTTTGCTAAAAAAGCAGGTATTTCACAAAACGTAGCAAAAGAGTTTAATCAGGCCGACAAAGGCCGCAAATTTAGGAGCGGTGGTATGAAACCAGTAGATACAAAAAAGAATCCAGGTGTGGCTAAGTTACCTACAGCCATTCGCAACAAAATGGGTTTTATGAAAGAAGGCGGCACTGCCCATTCTGATGTTAAGATGGACAAGAAGGTAATTAAAAAAGCCGTTGGTATGCACGATAAGCAACAGCACGGTGGTAAGAAAACTAATTTAACTACTCTTAAAAAAGGTGGTATGTCTTGTGCCCCTAAAAAGATGGCTAAAGGCGGTGGTATTGAGTCTAAGGGTAAAACCAAAGGCACAATGATTAAAATGAAAAACGGCGGAAAGGCTTGCTAACATGAAAAAGACTAAAAAATTTGATAACGGTGGAAAAGTAAATAACCAAATTACAAAAGCTCAATTTCCTTATGGTCCAGATGATGAGTACGACAGAAAACGTAATTCTCGTATGGCAGATATAGAGAAAGAGTATCGTGGCGAAGGTCGTAATGAAGGCATGAAACGTCAAGAAAAAGCAGATGTGGCTAGTATGCCAGTCGCACTTCTGCAAAGAGCAGGGCATTTTGTTGGCGACAAAGTTGACGATTTAGATGCTTATGCTTCTAAAAAACTTGGTATGACAGAAAGAGGCGCAAGAAAAGCTGGATTCCGCCAAGGTTTAAAAGACGAAGGCTACAAAAAAGGCGGTAAAGTATCTTCTGCTTCTAGCCGTGCTGATGGTTGTGCAACTAAGGGTAAAACCAAAGGTACAATGATTGCTATGAAAAATGGCGGAAAGTGCTAAATCATGAGAGGTAGCCGGGGTATGGGCGATATAGCTCCTTCCAAAATGCCTAAAGGGGTTAAAAAGCCTCGTAGGGACGATACTGATTTTACTCAGTACGCTAAAGGCGGAAAAGTATCCGGTATGGGTAAAGGCGGCGGTAAGTCTGTAACCGTTACTAAAGGGGGCACAGCTTCAGCAATTGCAAAAAAGTTATTAGCTAAACCCGGTTCTTTAACTGCGGCTGATACTCTTGCAAAAGGTGGAAAAGTTAATGCTGCTGGTAACTACACAAAACCTAGTTTGCGCAAACGTATTGTTTCTCAAGTTAAAGCTGCTGCAACACACGGTACTGGCGCAGGTCAATGGTCAGCCCGTAAAGCTCAGTTAGTAGCTAAGAAGTACAAAGCAGCTGGTGGTGGATATAAATGAGTAGCCTTGCAAAACCTCAACAGTCTCTAAAGGCTTGGGGAGAGCAAAAGTGGAGAACTAAATCTGGTAAGCCTTCTAGTAAAACAGGAGAAAGATACTTACCAGAAAAGGCAATTAAAGCCTTAAGTCCACAGGAATATGCAGCAACAACCAAAACAAAACGTGCAGGTAAAGCAGCAGGTAAACAGTTTGTAGCACAGCCAAAGAGTATTAAAGAAAAAACAAAAACGTATAGAAAGATTTAAAATGGCTACTAAGAATTGGATTGCTAAAGCAGTTAAAAAACCTGGCGCTTTACGTGAATCATTAGGTGTTAAAAAAGGCGAAAAGATTCCGGCTAGCAAACTAGCTGCAGCTGCAAAGAAACCCGGCAAGATGGGTAAGCGGGCTAGGCTAGCGGAAACCTTTAAAGGTTTCAAGAAGTGAGTAATTGGGCAGTATTTCTACATTTAATTAAAGGCGTTAGTCTTGGGTTTGAGATAGTAGAAGATGGTGGTGAGAGTTTTTTTGTTATAGATTTATTAATCGTAAGACTTGGAATAGCGTGGGAGCCAAATGGCTAGTACATCAGGATTAAGTCAATTTAACCTAGACCTTAACGACTTAGTCGAAGAGGCATTTGAGCGCTGCGGAAAAGAGCTACGTTCGGGTTATGACTTACGCACAGCACGGCGAAGCCTCAACCTGCTTTCTATTGAGTGGGCTAATAGAGGTATTAACCTATGGTGTGTAGAGCAGGGCCAAATCTTAATGAATACAGAACAGGCTATCTACCCCCTGCCTGTGGATACTATTGACTTGTTAGACCATGTAATCCGTACTAATAATGGTCAAGGTAACAACCAGATTGATATTAACATCACTCGTATTGCCGAGCCTACTTACCTTTCTATCCCCAACAAAAACGCTAATGGTCGCCCTATTCAGGTCTATATAAACCGCCAAACGGGAAATTCTGCTGAGATTGCAAACACTACTGTTGCTACCGGATACCCCATATCGACTACAGATACAACCATAACACTTACAAACGCTTCAACCCTACCTACCCAAGGCTTTATTAACATCACCACAAACGGTGTTACAGAAACTATTGGTTATCAAAACATTGTAGGAAATCAGATTCTTAATGCTTGGCGTGGTCAGAATGGTACAACCGCAGCAACACACGCCGCTGGGGATTCGGTATATACAAACAATCTGCCCTGTATTAATGTCTGGCCCACTCCTAATTCCCCCGGCAATCAGTACACCTTTGTGTACTATCGCTTACGCCGCCTTCAAGACGCTGGTGATGGTTTAAATATTCAAGACATTCCATTCCGCCTTGTAACCGCTTTAGTAGCTGGATTGGCTTATAATCTAAGCATTAAAATACCAGACGTAGATCCTAATCGTATTCCAATGTTAAAAGCAGAATACGAACAGCAATGGTTATTAGCTTCACAAGAGGACAGGGAAAAAGCGGCTGACAGATTTGTGCCACGACAGTTGTTTTATTAAGGTAAATTATGCCTAGTAAATATGCTTCGGGTAAGTATGCAATTGCAGAGTGTGATAGATGTGCTCAGCGGTACATGCTTAAGGATTTAAAGAAGGAAGTCATTAAGACTAAGTTGTATCAGATTAAGGTATGTCCGGCTTGCTGGGATCCAGATCAACCGCAGTTGTCTCTTGGTTTATATCCAGTAAATGACCCTCAAGCTGTACGGGAACCAAGACCTGATGTAAGCTATCAAATGTCTGGTAATAGTGGTTTGCAAACTGTTGATACTAATGGTAACGCTGTAAATCAGTTTGGATATCCAGAGGGTGGTAGTAGAGTGTTTCAATGGGGCTGGCAGCCTGTTGGTGGAGCAAGTTCTTTTGACACAGTATTAACGCCAAATTATTTGATTGCAATAGGTGCAGTAGGTACAGTAACAATATCAACAACTTAGGAGTAGATTATGACATTTAAATCAGGTGCCAATGGCATTGAGAAAAAAGGTAAAACTAAGGGTAAAAACCTTGGTGATTCAGGTCCAATAGCTGGCGTAGAAAGCGGCGGCAAAAAGACTTCAGGCGTAACAGGTAAAGCTATGCGTGCAGTAGGACGTAACATGGCTCGTGCTAACAACCAAAAATAAGGTTAATCATGGCTAAAAATAACAAACCAGCTCAGGCTTATGACGAGCCACACACAATGAGCGGTAAGAAAACTAATGTTAATACCTATAGCGGGTATAAGACTGGTGCTCAAGCTTTAGATACCGCAAATATTTCTGTTGGTGGTCTATCTAAAGGTAACTACGCCCCAGAAAACAAGTATGGTGTTGGTGTAATGCGTGGCTACGGTGCTGCTACTAAAGGTCGTAAGATTAGCGGGAAAATGGGCTAAACCCAAATGAATTACGTACAACTGTACCAAGCAATTCAAGACTATTCTGAAAATACAGAATCGCTGTTTGTAAACAATATACCTCGTTTTGTAATGGAAGCGGAAGACCGTGTATATAACTCGGTTCAAATTCCTTCGTTACGTAAAAATGTGACGGGTGCGCTTACAGCTAGTAGTAAATATTTATCTTGCCCTGATGACTATTTATCTACTTACTCAATGGCGGTAATTAATGGTTCTGGAAGCTATACGTACCTGTTAAATAAAGACGTAAACTTTATTCGTGAATCTTTTCCAAAACCAACGTCTACAGGGCTACCTAAGTATTACGCATTGTTTGGTTCTCAGT